GAACGATAACTAAACCGTTTTTAGATAGTAAAGGCCGGATATTATTAAGAATGTTATCTAAGGTTAGATAAGCATTTTTTAAATGGTCGTTCTTCCTGTCTTTTTTTAGGCTTATCTCATGTAAATCTTTTTGGAAGTTAATTAAAGCCTCAACCAAAAGGCTTACATTATCGCTTTGTTTGTATTCCATAGTTTTAATTTTTAAAGTATTGAAAAAATCTTTTTAAGTTCGTCTTCCTGTTCGTAAAGTTCGTGAAGTTCGTCATTATTGTAAGGTCTTGTAACTACCTCCGTACTAACCTCAATTTTTTGAACCCAGAACTGATTTCCACTAAATGACTGATAAAAGTTTTCGTCCAATTGAATAGCTAAAAACCAATCATTGTAGTTTTTGATTCTTTCATTTCTTTTGTGTGTACTTTCCTCGAAAATATCACATGGTGCGTGATTGCGTCTAATCCAAACATAATTTGTTTTCATTGTAATAATTTTTAATTGTTATTTAATAAGTTGTTACAAATATATAACAACATATTGACATAAAAAAATTTATTTTCACTTTTGATTAAAATATTTTTACTTTTTTACAAAAAAAATAGGCAACCGGTTAAAGCTGCCTATCAATTCCCTAAAAATAGTCAATAAAATCAATCTTTGAGTTTGTCCTGAAGGGTTTTTATCTGGTCGTCCTTTACCGTTATTTGTTTTTCCATACGGTCGCGGAAGTCTTTATGTATGTCGCTAATATCTTTCAAGTTACTTTGATGTTCAATTCTTAGTTTTTCCGTTTCTGTGCTAAAAGTTGTAAGCTGATCTTTCATTTGAATCTTCATGTCCCTGAGCCAGAACCATAAAACGGCAACCACGCCAAACTTAGATATAATTTCGAAAAGTGTAGAATCCAAACCAACCTCAGCGCCGGTAAAAAGAAATAGTCCCGTTGCGGCGCTTAAATCTATAATTGAGTTATTATCCATTACTGAAAATCTAATTGTTTAGGAATGTATTCAATCAAAGGCAAATTTTTCACCCAAATATATAACGGATTTGTCGTATTGTCAATTTCTTCCGTACTTATGACGAAATTTTCGTTAAAATCTGTAATGACATTATAAAAACTATCCGGTGCGTATTCCTTGCCGTTTATTTCCTCTGCCTGTTCCGGCGTTAATAATCCAACGTAAATCATATTTCCAAAAGTGTAAAGTTAGTTAATTGATTATGTTTAAAAACTTTGATAGCCTCGAACCATCTTGAATCTGGCACCACCATACAACCGGCTGACCAATTATCGACCGCTGAACCTATGCCGCCCCTATGGAAGTTTATTCCATAAAAACCATTTGTGTTTATGTTTTTATCAATATTATTATCTTTATTTCCGTCTCGATAAATTCCAATCGCGCCTGTTTGCATAAAGTAAGGAGCGCCGAGCCATAAAGATTTCCAATTTGCGGAAGTAATAAAAGTATGACTGTTTATTACTTGTTGTTCGCGCGCAATGGCCGTTCCTGTGATGCCTCCGGTCGTTACCGGATTATATATCCAATAATTACCCGGACGCGTTGAACATGGCAAAATAAGATCAACTATACCATTATTGAAACGTAAACAAATATCAGAAAAACGATTATCAAAAGTTTTATTTAAGCGCAACCAGACTAATTCCGTTTTCGGTTGTTTCCAATCTCTTTTGAATAATTCGTCATTTATAAAACGTTTTGCTCCGGTCAAACTTAATGAGCCAATTATACCATCAATGGCTCCGGAATAATATCCCCTATCTTTTAATATCTGTTGAAAGTGTTTCATTAAACTTGTCTTCCTAAAGTGGTTTGAAATGTCTGTATAGCAGTATATAAGTCGCCGCTTTCAGTTGTGTTGAATGCCGTTCCAATAGTGGCAAAAGCATATTCCCTATTTGAATAGTAACCGCTCAAAGGCGTTCCATTAAAATTTAAGTTGCCTAAAAAAATAGGAAGTACATTTGCGCCTGCCGTAGTGGACGCCTGCGTGAAATTTGTCGCGGCGTTATTATTTTTTCTGGTTGTTATCTTAATGGCGTCTGAACGTGAACTTATAAACTGACCTCTTGAATCTGTGTTTGCCGTTAAACCGTCTGTAAATCCGCTTGTATTTAACCTACTGTTAAAATTGCCGGATAACTTACATGAGATAAAACTACTATATGAAATTGAAGTAAATTGAACGCCATAATCTATTATATTGGCAGTTGTATTTGTACGGCAATATATAGATAGGTGCGAATTATCCTGAGGTAATCCATTCATCGGGAATTTTGTGTCTGCGTATGAATTAACGCCATTACCTAATATACCCGTGCTGCTATGCGTCCAACCTCCATTAAATACCAACCTATAAGCCGAGTCTGTATCGGCTGGAGTCTTTAAATTATATTTATGTGTAGCACTTGTACCACCTACAAAAGGGTAAACAGCGTACATTTTAGACCATAGATTAAAACCTTTTAAATCTAAAACTAAGGTATTTATCGCGCCTGATATAGTCGCGTCCGTTATTCCTGTGGCAGTCAAAAACGCCTGCGCGTCTGGATCCAATCCGAAAACATAAGAATTTATAATCATGACCTTACGCCTATTAAAGTTATTTTTAAACCTTTTGCCGTTCCGTTTCCAATCTGGTCAATGTCAACGGTAATTTCTGCATCGTCCAAAATTGCTGAGGTCGTTATTGTCGCGGGCGTGGCTGCCGTTACGCTTGTTTTTTCTGTATTGTCAATTGTCAATTTAGTACCCAATACCGAAGATCCGTTTTGATTTATATCTACCGTAAAAATTGACCCTGAGGCCTGCGCCGTTGTTAAACTTGCGCGTACCCCTGTAAGCGTGAAGGCCGCTGGCGTTCTAAATGTAACCTTTGCCGTTCCTGTTGTTAGTGCAGTTGTTTCATCACTCGCGGCGGCTTGTATGTCAATAATAGATGTTTCTAAACGGTTTATATTTGCGTAAATTTTACCGTTAACCGCGTGCGCATATTCAACGTAACCGACAATTATAATTTTATTCGGAAATGTCGGTTTTACTTTTGTAATTGCGCCTGCCGTAGTTGGGCTTAAATAAAGTACATCGCCATCATTCCACGTTTCGCCCTGTAAACTTCCCGTTGTGTTAATTTGTCTGACCTGCCCCAAAACCGTAACAAAACCCTCCTGATTTTTATTTATTGTTTCTGTTACTATTCCAAGTGTACTTTGACAGTTTGCTTCCGTATCGGACTGAGCCAAACGAACTGCAAGGCGTTGACCTTGCGCACCGGCAATTCTTACGACTTGATAGTTAGCTTCCAACAAATCTATCAATGGAACAGTTTTATTTACTACCCTTGCGACAATCTCCTGACCTATTTGTAAAGTTACTGCTCCACCCTTTAAACCTAAATTTAAAGTTCCGTCAGTATCATTCCAATTTAGTTGACCAACGCCAGAAATTTCAGTCGTTGCTAAATTAAACGTTGTTTTGTCTACGTTTAATAAATCATTATTATTAACATCAATACTAGTTGCACCGGCTGAATTTCCAACCGTTAAAACCTGACTTAAATTTTGACTCCCGCCGCTTAATTCAAAAAAAAAAGACCCTGATAACAAGTCGGCCAAATCGTAAGCATCGCCGGTGAAAGGTATCGCCGCTGCTGGTTCTATTTGTGTAAATTTAACCTGCTGAGCGTATAAACTCTTCCATTGATTAAAGCCAAACTTAACAATTACTTCCGCATCGCTTTTAACCTCTAAAGCATTAACATTCACAAAGACAAATAAAATTAAATTTGTGCTTGCATCTTTTAATACGACATTTCCTGTCGACTGTTTAACAATTGTATATAAGGTCATCGGTAAAAAATTATATTGGTTGAAGAATTACGTTTGTTCTGGCATGAGTTACAATAAACACCATATATGCTATAATAATTGCAAAGGTAATGATTTGAACCGCAACCGCAATCATCACAACCTGAGTCGCATGGACAATGTTTTTTTGCATCAAATAACGGATAATCGGCCTTATTTTGACAAAGAAATTTAATTAAATATTCTTTAAGGTTATCAATCTTTTGCATCATGTTGTCTTGCATAATCTTAAACGCCTGAGCGCCGCCATTTTGAGCGAACTCAGAATCATTCAAAAAAATACCTTTGCTCGCAACTTGAAAAGTTATAAAAGGTAATGCTTCGTAATAAACAGTATAGGCTGCGTATCTAAGCAAATAAGATACCCATAGCGTTTCGTATGGTGCCGGTGCTGGAGGAACAAATTTATTAACCAACGCGCCCGCGTCTGGATTGTAATTACTTACCGCCGCATTTTGTTCTAAAACTAAATCATCATAAAAAGCGCGCCCCAGAACCGGAATTAAAAACCGTTCCTCTGTACTTAAAATATAAGGACTTATTAAATTTATATCAAACCTTGCATTAACCGGCGCGGCTCGATATAATCCTGTATTTACGACCTCCTGAGGCTTAATTAGTGTTTGCATTGTCAATTTGTTTTAGCTTTCTTATTGCCCATTCTATACCCTCATCGCCGCCCCACGCGTCCCACATCAAACCGCCGCAGCCTTCAGAATATGGTACGTTTTTATGTTGTTGATGGCGTTTAAAACTTGCCATGCGTGCGATCGTGTCGCGTGAAATCTTTTCTTTATTTGCTAACTGGTTAGCGCGCGCCTTACCTGTCGCCTCGCCGCACGAACCCCATCCGTTTTCTTCCGCCCACTTAATCGCTCGTTTTGCATTGTTGACCGCTGATTCTGGATAGTCATTATAGGTTTCTTCACTTCGTACTTTTGCCATAACAACCGGTTGAACTTCCAACGGCGGGAATCCTAACTCGGCGCGTTGTTCGTCCATCGTCAATACTGTTTTAATATCCAAATCGCCCGCGAATGATACCGGCATTGGCTTCGCAATATCTACCGCCATATTTGACCAATCGTAGCCAAAAAACGCGGCGGCATCTTGTATAACCGGATTCAAAAACTTTGTTAAAAACAATCTTTGGATCGGTCTGATAACAGTATTATAAACAATGTCAAATTCAGATCTTATTTGTTGGTTAGTTCCCAAACTTCCGGCGGTTCTTAGTCCGGTCAAACTATGTGTCCATCTGTGCGCGCTAATAATAGCCGTTTGGCTCATTTCCTGTAACTTCGTAAACTCGCCATCATTTTTACTTTCCAATATTTGCACATCGGACTTGTAAGTTTCATCTCTTAAAGCCTGAATAAACATTTTACTATTATTCCCCGTCCCGGTGAAACAGTCTTTCATCGCCCTGACTAACGTTTCCGCCTCTTCCTGATTCGTTGAACCAAACAAAGACACAATTGCAGAAGGAGTAAAGCCGTTTTCAAATTTTGACTGGTTAAATTTTGGTATTCTATATTCAAGTTCCGCCCAGATTTTGGCGCTGATCCAATCCGGAACGCCCCAATAAGTCAAGGTCGGTTCATAATTTTTAAGGTGTACAACGCTTTTTTCAATGCCATCAATCTTTTCAAAGTGCGGAAATAATGGAAGTTCATAAGGCGCTTTTGGTGTTGTCCAATAGTGCTGCTCAAATTCGCTACTTATTCCAATATGCGTTGGGTACATTTCATTTTCGGCCGCTTTTTTAGGCCTGCACCACATAATCGGCAGTAATCTCATGTAGTATTTTAGTGTTTTACCGACTTTAATCTTACTAATTTCGATAAAAGCATTTCCAAAACTGCAAAAATCGTTAATAACCTTACTTGTAAACTCCTCTATATTCTCTCCTTCAGCATTTACAACCGTTAAAAACTCGTTTAGTTGTTGTTCCTGTTCTAAAGTTATTTGATTTTTATCAATCTTTTGTTGTCTTAATGATGTTAACATCGACATAGTGGCCGCCGGAACGACGAAAAAACCATCTCCGACGCTATAATTTACCTTTTGCTGAATTATCGCGCTCGTTGTCGGACTATTTGTAGTAATTGCCTGAATCCTGTCTAATTGCCAGAGGTCGAACGTTTGAAAAGGTATATATTCAATGGTCGTTGTATCGAGCCATTCCTTAGTCGGTTGACGAAAAATGTCATCTATCAAAAAAGGACTGATTCCTAACTGAACACCTGTCCATGCGTTAACCTTTTCGGGTTTATTCGCCGGTTTGATCTGTTTTATCGGTTGTCTGCGACTCATTCTTATTGTCTATTTTTTTGTTACTTACTTTTTTTGTAGCCTCAATACCGGAATGACCCAGATGAAACAGATGTTCCAATTGTTCCTGAGTAGCATCGTCTATTTTGACTGCAAATTTATTGCAACTTACAAAACAACCTTTAAATTTTTCTTTTATTTTAAACATAATCTTTATTTATTTAAAAAAAGGGTTGCATAATTAAATACAACCCCCTTTAAAACACTTTTTCTAATCAAAATTTATACCGGTATAACAACCGCTGGATCTACCGGATAGGCCAAAGTAGTTCCGCGACTTACTAATGTCACGCTCGCCTGATTTTGGTCATTGATAGCCGTTCCGGTTGTAGTTTCGAATGCAGTCAACTGAGCCGGAAATTGAACACCTGCAGATGTTAAACTTTGAGGAACGCCCCAAATCCATCTACTTCCATTGTTTTCCTCATGAATAACAACAAAACCGCAGCAACAATTTTTCAAATCATCAATCAATTCCTTCACATCTTGATTATGGCAAGGAAAAACGCCGGTAACGGTCTGCGTTACTACTGTGTTACAGTTTACGCGCTCGCCTGTTTCAACAAAACTTCCTGTTTCTTGATATGGGACAATTTCATAAAATTTTGTAATACCTGTCATTGTAATGACTGTCAATTCTCCAGATACAAAAGTAAGCGAAGCAATATCGCCCACGCTTGCAAGCCAAAAACGATTTAAACCGCCGGCGCAACTGAGAGAACAGTCAACACTATATCCTGTGCTTAAGCAACTCATATTTTTATTTTTTATTATTGTTATTTAAATAGCCGGTTGTTACACCGGCTTAATAGATAGGTTTAATTAGTATGCAACCGTTATCAATTCGTTATGCTTGTAGTTAAAACCTAAATAGAATTTCAACTTAGCTTTCAATTTTTCATCGTGTAGATCGTACCAAGAAAACACCTGATTCAATGGACTTGCAATGTCAGTACCCATTACCATGTTATCGCGCTTAGTGTACAAAACATAGTTAGCGTTATTGATTCCCTGATAGTCTAAAGCGTATTGTTGCCAGTCGTACATGGCTTTTACCTCGATACCGTTATAAGTCAATCTGGACTGTCCGTTCATCAATAACTCAAGGTGCATATTTGAAGATATACCGTTATTTTGTAAGTCTTTCAAATATTGTCTGTAAACGTTAGCAGAAACAAGCATCACTTTTTCAGCTTCAGGTACGGCAGTCAATACGTTTGAAGCATTATCCCAAACTGCATTCAACAAGTCGATACCATCGCCCGCGCCCAAAGGAATACCGGAATTTGAATTGATATAAGGTACCAAGTTTTGAGCAACTAAGTTAGGAAGGTAAACAGACCACATTCCATCAACAATATTTACATCGTTATTTCCGCTTGCCTTGTCGCCAAAGAAAGCAAGTAGTAAAGCCTGTTTTCTAACTGACTGTTGTAATCTGGTCATTAACAAATCCATGAAGATAGTCCCATCAAGATTATCAATCTGAGTTCCTTTTTTAAGGAGTTGTTTGTAGATTGTATCTTTAAATTCATCAAAGCAAAGTTCAACATTTGCCTTTACAAATTCAGTTTCTATACATCTTTCAAATATGCTAAAGTTACCTTTTGGAGTCCAACCGCAACCGTCACCCAACTGCAAAGGATTTTCCAATAAACCAACATATCCGATATTCTGCTTTTTGTTAATTGTAACCATAGTGTCGAAAATATCAGACACCTCTGCATCAAAAAATATCGGTTTAAGTAACAGTTCCTGAGCCTGTTCGCCAATCAAATTTATATTGAATTGACCGTTTTCGTATGTAGCCATTATAATTATTTTTTATTTTTTAATGAATGAATTAAGCTAAAGTAAAATCAATGTCGATTGTATAAACCGTATTTGTGCTATCGTCAGAATTAACTGTAATAGTACCTGTATAACTACCTGCCACGCCGGAAGTGTCAACCGTACCAGAATATGCAATTGACTGAGTTGGATAAACAACGTTTGCAAAATTAGGCAAAGTAAATGCAGCAACATCGGAAGTAAAACTAACTGAGCTAACAGTCAAAACCATACCGCCGTTATTTTTTACATAAACTGTGAAAGGTTCTGTCGTTCCACCGGCTGCAAAAGTACCGATTGAATAAGTTCCGCCATCAGCAACTACTGTACTGTTGTCGCCTTCAAGAATTGCAATTCTTTGAGTGCCTAAAGTTGTAGTGTCAATTTCGATAGTTCCGATAAAAGGATTGAATAAGATATCAAATTCTTTCATGCATGGGCATTCGATACCGGGATTATCTCCAACCTCGATAACAACGTTAATAGTCCATTCAGTATTGATATTCAATCCTGTTACATCTACAACTAAACTTGAAACAGTTCCTGTTCCTACCGTAGTTGCAAAATTACCATTGCCGTCAGTTATTACAACTTTCAAATAACGTGTGTCAATTGTGCTTGTAGGTGATGAAAAACTAAATGTAACTTCGCCAGTTGTGTAAACTATTTCAGTAACTAATTCGATACTAACACCTGCGCAGCAACAATCTTTGATTCTTAAAATCTCAGCATTGCCGGCATTGGCCAATGGGTTTGTGCGGCTGAAAAAATACTCTTGTGAGTTTCCTTCCTGATAAAAGTTTTCTTTATTAAAAGCCATGATTTTGATTTTTTATTTTTTAAATAATTGTTTTACTAAATCAGAAGACGCCTTAATCTGGTCTTTTGTATATTTGTTACTACTAACATTATTTGTCTGAGCAGCAACTTTATAGTTTTGTTGTTTAGCCAATGCAACCGCAGCGGCTTCCTCCATTTTCTTTTCGCCCATCTCCATAGCGGATTTCATCTCTTTCATTTTAGATTCCATCTCAGACATACCGGATTCGAGTTCTGCAATACGTTTTTTGTACCAATCGATTTTTTCCTCCGGCGTGTAATCTTCAAATGATTTTTCTATCTCGATTTCCATCTCAGATGCTGGCATTGTTTCCTCAACGACTTCTGCCTCTTCCGGTGTGATTTCTGCTTTCATACCGAAAAAAGTTGCAAGTTGTTGTAAGAATGTTTTTTTGTCATTCATACTTTTTTCAATTTTTAATTTAGGAATATTTTTAAATTTGCTTTGAGCCCTAACCTTATTCATTACTGCCTCATAGTTTTGATAACCGTCAACCTCACTTTCTTCAATCACGCTATCGATAAAACCAAATTCCATCGCCTCGTTTGCAGTCAACCATGTTTCGGCCTTCATCATTTGTTTAACCGTCTCAAGGGTTTTTTCATAACTGCCCTTTATTAGTTTGTCTTTACTTTGTATTTGAGCAGTATAGATTTTTGCCATCTGATCATCAATGCTATTCAAAAGGTTTAAAGACTTTTGCATCTTATCCGCATTACCTTCGACCATTGTCCACGCTGAGTGAATCATGAAATAACTGTTCTGTGTCATTACCTTTTCGTCACAGGCCATCATTATAATTGTTGCCGCGCTTGCAACTAAGCCGACACCTTTGGCAGTTGTTTCGCCTGAATACTGAGCGATAAGTTCGGCCATTGCCAGACCTTCGAAAAAGTCGCCGCCCTCTGATGCTATGTTAAAAACTACCGGTTTGCCCTCAGCGGAATCTAAAGTCGATTTTAAAACGCCTTTGTTCGATTCCAGAAAACTATCGATAGTTCCTAATATATTAAATTCTATTTGATTTAATTTCTTAGCCATAAAATGCAAAATTTATACAAAACTAAATTTGTATAATTCCAAAAAATAACGAAATAAAAAAACCCCTTACCGGAGTGGTAAGAGGTCAACACTTATGGAAAACAAAAAAATGAAAACTATCTTCGGCGTTTATATTTCCTTTTGTAGTTATGCAAAGAAACAAAAGCGCCGGCGGTTATTAAAACGATTATTAAGACTAAAAAAAATCTTATCATTTCGGTTGTTCTGTTGTGGCCATTATAAGTCCTATCAAGATACAAATAAAAGCGATAATAAGTAATAAGGTCATAGTTAAATTTTTTCGTCTTTAAATAATAGGTACATTTTTTCAATCTGTTCCTTTGTGCGAGTCACTCTAAACGCTTTGCCCCATTGGAACTGCCAATTGTGTAAAGCGGAATCCTGATCGTCAACTGATTCATAAATGAATATAATTCTGTAATATTTTTTCCCTTTGACGACTGCCTCTTCGACCATTGGCTTATCGTACATCATTACAAAATAATCCGGCTTTAAAAGTTCTGGATTCTCAGTCGAAACCACCTGAACACAATAGTACAAACCAGTTTTTTGAGTCTCCTGACTAAATGCCAAAACTGAAAAAAGCATTGCAAAAATAAAAATTAAAGTTCTCATTGTCATAAAAATTTGATTGTTTGTTAAAGTGTTTTTAAAAAGTCTACATAAAGTTTGTCGTTTTTTTGAGGGTGCGTACTTATAAATTCAAGTTTTTCCTCTTTACTTAAATATTGCCAGTTTGTTTGGAATTCGGCTGCCATTTCTTGCCATTCCTTTGATAACCTGCTTAGGTGACCCTTATCTGGATCAATCATTAGGTCAAACATTTTCCAACTGATAGCGCCACCGAGCGACTTTCTCCATCCTTCCATTGTCATTCTCATAATCATAAAATTTTTGTTGTTAAAAAGTTTGTTAAAATTTATTTGTTTGGTATTGTATAACCGTTTTTCTTTTGGTAAGAATACATTTCTTGCGCTTGCTTGTTTGTAAGTTCCTGTATTTTTCCTTCTTTTGGAACCCATTGAACAACATCTGGTTGAACCCTTCTGAAAAAACCAAGATAAGTTTCTTTAATTTGACCGATTAATTTTAAAGTTTTCATGTGATAATAGTTTTAAGTGTTAAAAATTTTATTCGTAATTCATGCCATCCATTAACCAAGCCATTGTGGAATATTGTTTCTTTTCGTCAATAACTTTTGCAGTTGGTTTTGATATGTTAGTTTTTTGTTGAGAAACAATTTCTGTATTATTAACTGCTGCTAAAAATTCAGCTTTGAAATCTTCTACAAATTTATGCGAAATTCTTCCTAATGGGTAAATATCACCAGATACATAAACTGTCATATCTGTTTTTAAATCATTGTGTTTTTTGCCATAAACTATACCGTTAAATTTACCGCCTTTTGAAATAGCATATAATGCTTTATTGGCATTTTTAATGTTTCCGTATTCGTTAATCGTGTTCATAATCTTAATTTTTTGTGTGTTATAATTTTAATTCCCTTATTTGTTGTTACAAAGATATAACAACAATTTGAATAAAAAAACATTTTTGTACTTTTTTTTAAAAAAATTTTAAATTTTCATCTTATTCGGGTGGAAATAGCAATAATGATTGCTTAAAATGTGATAAATGGCGTTAATTTCCAACGGTACGACCTTTGAAAGTTCCTTTACTGCCTCATGTCGCGTATCGAACCGCTCGATATAGTCCGGGTAAAGCATTATTACAAGGTAACGATTGACTATCGACTGCCTAATGACATTATGTTTGACTAAAAAAGCCAATATATTAAAAAGGTTCTGGTCTTTTTTCTCAGATTGTAAACTTTGAATTATCTGAGACTCCAGAACTTCGCAAAATTTAACGTTTGCTTTTCGAGTTTTGGCAGTTAAAATATTTTCTACCATTTTAAAACTTCATTTTTAAAATAATAGATTACTTTTCCGATGCACGCTGAACAGTTGAAATCCTGTTTCATGCGAGATTGAAACGTTTCGCCGTTTCTCAGTTTAACAATGTACCGATAATAAAGATTAAATAACGTTTCTTTGTCATTACCGGACAAAATTAAGTTGGTTTGTTGTTTCTCCATGATTTTTTTTACAATACCTCTGGATTCAATCGGAATTTCTCTAATATACATAATAATTTGTGAGTTTCTTGTTCTGCTAAAGTTATTATTTCCTCTTCATAATATTCAATATCATAATCGAATAACTTTAAAGCTAAATGCATGCATTCGTGCATCACTAAAGTTACATCTTTATAATTTCCCTCCAGACGATACAAATTTATAAATAGGTAAGGTTTGTCTGAGCATGGAATAAGATTGCACATACCGGCGATATAAACGTTTTTAGGCGTTTCAACATGGTTAATACAATCATAGATATTAAGGCCATGCAGTTCTGGAAGTTTAAAGTAATTGAATAAATCTATACTTTGTTTACCTACCAAAAAAAGGTAACTATCAAAATCAAAAACTTGCATTTGCCTTAATTGTTTTCTTATCCGCGCGTGAAAGTTCCACATCATAATCCGTACTGGCAGTATAAACAACCTGTAACCTATCTACTCGGCCATTTATCGCTGCGACTGTCTCCTGAAATGCCGTAAATTGTTGTCTTTGTTCGGCCGCTACCATGTTTGACTCAGCGATTAAACTTGTTGGCGCACCAACCACGCCACCGGCTGCGAATCCGGGTATTTTTGCACTCTTTAATGTCGAATATCCGATTCTGTTTTGTTGTTCGCGATTAAGTACGACCTCGCCTGTTTTTAGCGTTGCCAGAACGTTATCGCCGTTTGATAGTGGTTTTATATTGCCTTTACTTTTAACTACGCCACCGGCTGCGAATTGTACGATCTCGCCGTTTAACTTACCAACCACGCCACCGGTCGCCAGAGGTTGCGCGGCGATTAGTGCCGTTTGTGCTGCCGCCTGAATACCTGCCGCAACTATTGCCGGAATATTAAATGGAGGCGGTGCGCTCGCGATTGCCTTACTGACTGCCAAAGCGCCCTGAATGATTGACTGAATTATTGCAATTGCCTTTTCACGTTTGGCCGCTTCCTGTTCTGCTTCCTCTTTTGCCTTCGCTATCTGATCCGCATTTTTTTCTTCGCGTTGCAGTTGTTGTTGTAAGTACCTACGTTCTAATCCTGTCGCGGTGCTTAACCTTTCGTTTAAGTCCTCAATTGCCTTTTGGTTCTGTTCTTCCTGAGCGGCAAATCTCGCGTTTCTTTGTTCGTCTGCCGCCTGTGCAAATTGGTTTACTAAATCGAGCGCCTGAGTTGTATAATTCGCAGCGTCCTCAATATTCTTTTGGATTGCATCGCGGCGCGCTTGTAATTCTTCGTCACTTTTGGCGATACGTTCCTCAATCAATGCGCCTGACTTATCTGTATAATCCTTTTCGAGATTTAAAAGGTCTGTGTATAACTTTTGGTTTTTGTCTAATAAGGTAGCGTTCAATTCCTCATCAATCATTACACCGTCGGCCTTTAGTTTTTCATTTTCTTCAAACACCTTTTTGTTTGCCTCAATTTCAGCATCAATTCGCTTTTTATTGATGTCAAATAATTGGCGGTTATATTGTTCCTCGCTTACAATTCCTTTTAACCTTGCCTGTTCTAAAGCGTTAATTTCGCGATCTTGAACGGTTGCAATTTCATCAATACGTTTGTTATATGCTTCTGTCCTTTGTTCCTTTGCTTTTTCAAATCCATCTTTTTGAATAGCGTTTAATTCCTCAATATATTTTTGTTCCTCCAATAACGTGAAAGCCTGAAAATCACTTTGCGCCTGTTGTTCGGCCTCGTTGTTTTGTTTTCTAAGTTGTGCGACTTGCTGCGATGCCTCGCCAAAAGTTTTAACCGCTTCGTCTTCTCTGTCTTTGTTTAGTTTGTTTAGTTCCTCAGTCTGTTTTTTGGCCGCGCTGATAGATTCATCGAACGCCTTTTTTGCCTCCGCTTTGCGCTTTGCCTGTTCGTCTTTTAGTAATTGAATAGTTAGATCGGCCGCCTTTTGTTGTAGGTTCGCAATAACGCCGAGTTGCTGTTCCCTGAATTTCGCTTCGTCATTTAAAAACTTTTCGCGATCTTTCTTCGCCTGTTCTGCCTGTTCCTTAGCTTTCTTTATTGCCTCAGCGTTTACCTGCGTGCGCTTTGCCGTTTCGGCCTGTGTTGTGTCTGTAATACTTTTTTCTGATTCCTTACGGGCGTTTTCGTACCCTTCGCGCCATGCCTCGCCAACTGTTCTACTTTCGTCAGTAATGGCAGCGCGTTTCTTCCTCAGTTCCTCAATAGCCGCGTCAACATTCGCCCCAAAAAATGATTTAATGTTTTCGCCAAAGATTTGAGCATCGAGTGACAAAACCTTAAAAAAGTTTACAAAGTTTTTACCTAACTGTTTAAGAGCCTCGATATTTCCGGCAAATATAAAAGGTAAGTTCTGGAAGAAATCGCCGATTGCACCAATTACAACTCGCAAGGGTTCAAAATTATTGACTGCCTCGTAAACTGCCACGCCTATATCGTAAAAAAAGCCGGCAATCGGTTTAATTAAATCGAATAGATAAAGTAAGGCTTTGAGTAAATAGGTTTGTACATACGTTCCGAAGGTTTGCATCTGGTTGCCAAAATCTGCAAACTTTGCAGCGGTTTCAATCTGCGCCTGTGCGAGTTCCTTATTTGCGCCTAATAAATCCTTTTGCCTTTCTGCATATTCGCCGGTTGCCTCTCCAATCTGAGCCATAATTTCGGGCGTTTCACTAACTGATGAAAGAAATTCATCACTCGCCATTGTACCGGATAACAACCCTGTTTCTACTTGTTTTAAAGCATCGGCAAAACTTACGCCGGTCTTATCTGCTATGCTTTTTGCCGCCTCGTTTATCTCGTTAGCGTCAACACTAAATGTCTGAGCCAATGCCGTAACATCGCGCGTTAAATTGTTTAGTTCGTCACCACTTGCACCGGAAAAATTAGCGACCGCGTTTTTTGTTTCGTCAATCTTTTTAACTAATTCGTTTAACTGCCCGACTGCTTGCACAATAAATTTACCGGCCTGAAATGCTACAAAACCACCGATTAACGCCTTTCCAAATCCTGTTAAATTACCTTCGCCATTTCTAAGCATAGAATCAAACGCCTCAAAACCCGGAATCGTACTGACTAAACTTCGGGTTATTTTTGCGAATGTTTTCGGATAATTACCGACATTGCGCTGAAATTGTCCGGCGCTTGCGTCAACATCTTTTAACTGTTTATCAAGTTTTTGAATTTCCTCTAATAAATCCTGCGCTTCCTTTGTGCTTGCCTTTTCGCTTACTGCAAGGTCTTTATATTCCTTTCTAAGCCTATTTAATTTGTTTGATAGCTTATCATAAGAGCCGATTGCATTGGATTGTTCTATGAACGATTTATTGAGGTCGTCTTGTTGTTTTTTAATGGCCTTTTGTTCGGCCTTTAGTCGTGCGAGTTCCTCTGCCTTATCGGCAAATTCTTGAGTTCCGGCCGCGAGGTTTTTAAGTTCCGCTTCCGTTTGTTTGATAGCTTTGTTTAGATCGTTAATGCTATCAATTCCATCTATGTTAATCGTGAATCCTACTATCTTATTTGCCATTGCTACGCGTTTAATCTACTTAATAATAAAGAGGAACTTATTTGACTTGCCTCAGTTCCATCGCCTAAATAATTGTTTAGTAAATATGTTTTTGTCGAACGGTTTAATGCGACATTAAAACTGTTTACCTCTTGCAATATAAAATTATCGCCATGAATTTTTACAAGTTTTCTAAAGTCTAAATTAAATATTTCTACTATATCCCAAAAAACATAACATTCAACTTGTTTGCCTGATTGCTGCCTTATAAATTCGTATAAATAAAATCTTTCAAGTAAACCCTTAATAACAAAACCGTTTACAGTTTCATTCCCAAAAGTAAGCGAAATAAAATTACCGTTATTTGAATTATAGTCTATCATGTAACACAAAGGCGCGGAATATGCAAAAGTTCCAATGCCTGTATTAACATAAATTTCGCCCCAATTATAATTTATTCCTACTTCGCTTATAAAAATACGCGGCAAAATATCATAATTTGCCTCAGCGCTTATTGGTGTTGTAAAAAAGTTTTGACTCCAGATAATAGGACAAATAAAAGCAACTAAAGATGTAGGGGTTTGAATACTTGGATCGGCAATACATAAACTTGCACTAAAAAAAGGATTTTCAATAACATCCTGTCCACGTTGAAAGCGGTCAGATGGAAAATTAAATTGCGCTTGCATCAAGTCCAATCCGGCTCCGGCGTTAATAGCATCGAGTGTCGGGTCGTTTGAATCGTACTGCCATGACAAAATAAACTGGTTAGGAATTTCGGACACGCTGAATATTTCGCCCTCTTTGTCAAGGTCTACGTTTTGAGTTTTGTCTATTGATTGAGTAGTATAAAAACCGCCTTGTAAATTTGTAACGGTCGGAAAACTACTTTGATAAAGGTATGTATCTGCAGGTTCAATTGTTACTGTTTGATTGTTTACATCTGTCTGAAAGGTAAGATTAAACGCGTGAGCCAAACCTTTTATAAAGTCCAAAGCGTTCCAAGTTTGATTTATAAAATAACGGAAGTCAATATTTAATCCGCTTGAAACTTGCGCTTCGCCAAATATCTGCATTGATATTGTATATTGAGTCGTACCTACAACCGTAGCAGATTGCATAAATAATGAAAGCGTTTCGCCTGCATTCATACTTAAAACATTTGATGTAAATGAATATGTAATATTACCATTTACGCCAAAAAAACTATTATAATAAGTAACAGGAACGGTTACTGGAAAAATACTTGCATTTCTTGAAATATATGTAACTATTTGATAAGGGTTTATAGGCTCAATAACTTCTACATTATAAACAACATAATAGTAACCAGTAACTGGAACGGTATAAAATCCTGTTGTATTATCATAAGGGTTTGGAACTGCTAAAGGTGGAGTTACTGTTTGATTAGTAAAAATAAAAGGGTAATAATTACCATTTGCGCCTAATATAACATCATTAACTGAAACATTTAAATAATCAATTGCATATTGAGGGTCTGATATTTTATCAGTTAATGGAACGGGCATCACTAACTTTGCAAACCAATTCGAATTAAAAAAATTACTTACGACTGTGTAATTTATATCTGCAAAAATTTTGTTTACAATAGTTCTAATAAATATCGCAGGCGTAAATTCAAAAACGCTGACCTCATTCGCAACTAACCAGTCCTTCCACTTGATTAAAATATATTTATAATTATTACCAAAATAATTATTTACATAAATACCATCTATAATATTTGATGAATTATAAACGTGCGTGCCGTAATCATACTCATATAAAAACTTATTTCCTACTTGTACTGTCCAATCAACATTATTTCCATAAAACGCGACCTTATAAGTTTTGCCTTGCCAATAATAAAGGTCTGGCCTGATGTCTACGCCGGTAAGTTGACATTTGCCCTGAAAAAACGCCATGCCGTTAACCTCGATATAAGCATCTAAGAATATTTGTTTGTTTGCCGTATTTTCTGCTATATCCCAAAACCTGCTAAATATCAAATTATTGTTATTTGTCGCCGGAAATTCAAATGAATATTCTGAGCGGCTGCCGGTATTGATAGCAATTCCGTTTTTATCCTTTAGTGAATAAGTCATATTAAGGATAAATTGGTCTGTCGGAAGATCTACCTGCTTATTGTCAATTAGAACTTTTATATTTTGCATCTTAATTTTGTTGTACGCTTATTTCGTTAGCCTCTACAATAGTCAAAGTCACGTTAACAAGTTCGTTCGTTTCCTCGATTTTAATCTGCGAATCCTCAATCACTACGGCAACTAATCCGCTTGATGTTTCCATGTAGACTTCCGGACTGCTTAACAACTCTGCTATCCATTGCCCCCAGAACGCATCGTAAAAAGTTGACTCAAGTTCGTAACTTTTATTAACTATCTGCTGAATTTTGAATCGGCCTTTGTCGTATGTAGTGGTCGGTGGAGTGTTTGAATAGTTGAACGATTGAGGTTTTTGTGCCTGATCACTTTTTGTACCTTCAAAGACGGTTTTTTTGTTTGTGAACGTGTAAGCATCGACACCGCCCAACCTATTAAGCCAGTGCAATCGTATTTTATTTGCACAACAATCGACAATCTGAAACATATACTTAACAGATTGCAACGTGAAAGATGTTCCGATTAAATTACCGGCTTGAATACTATAATACCAACCGTTTGGAATACCCGGAAGGCCTATTGGAAAACTTACCGGCGTGAATGTAGTTGCTGCCAGCTGTGGAATACCTACGCCAATAGAACGCGGTGTAAATGTCAAATTTGGCGCAACTGTGATATAACCGGCAGTTCCCTGTACTACCTGATTATTGTCATAAATAATAACTCGAATCGCGTTAGTTCCGCTTGTTGGGATATATGTCATGTTTAAATTATCTGTCCGGCAAATAGGTATTGGGTTTGTTGTCGTAGTGGCCGCAGTCGGGTAAACATAGGGTAAATTTGTTAAGAAATAACGGTCATAAACTCCGCCTACGGTCGGATAATCGATAGCGTAACTATCCATTCCAATAAAACCCAATGTTTGTCTGCAACCGATAACAGAATAAGTACCAAACGGTATTGTATCAACTACCGGCGATGAACCACTCATAAGAGGTACCAAATCGTTTGTTATTGGGTCACGATACGAATAATAAATTATCAAAGCCGTATCAGTATGGCAGTCAGCACATAAAACATCATACGCCGCGTTTAAAAACTTTGGGAACGGCCTCGATATGTCAGTCGGGTTCGGTGCGCTTAATGTTTGTAGTATTTTTGAGACATCAAATTCAAAATAATAGTTTATTGGCGCAACGCCTACCGTATAAGCCGGCGGTTTGTATAACTCAGTTACTAATAAACCATCGACAAAAACTAAAGCCCTTGCGCGAACTAAAGGGAATGGACTCGGCTGAGATGTAACGTAATAGTTAGGCCGATACATGCTATTCGGTAAGTATGGAGGCGTGTAAAATACTGCCATTATTCTTCGTTTAGATAGTTTTTTAATTCAGTGTCATTATTTGCCTCAGTATCGAAATTTGCAACCCAACTGTCAGCCGTTGTAAAAGGTAAAATATTTGTTTTTCTCGATACGCGAGCGAATGCCAATGCCTGCGAATTGTCGGCCGCTGCATATTTTGTTTTATAAACTGCCGGAATTAAAACAATATTCCATTGCTTTTCAAATTGCAAATTCCAATATTCGAAAACTTCATAAATAATCGTACCGGTATATTCATTTATTATCTCATTATTCGCGGTTGCGCTTGCCTGTGCCTGTTCTAATGTCATTTTATATAAAATTTAATATTATCAGAATCTTTTTTGTTCACTTCGGTTATAACATCGTAAAATTTACCTATTAAAAGTTCTTCAAAAGCCTTATTTATTAGTTTTTGTACTTCGTCTTCAGAATCTTTGAGCGCGTCCAATACCGCTCCGGTCTTTTTACCCATTCGTTTACTGCCATTTGTAGGCATTCCCTCTTTTTTTTGTTTGTATGCAATGGCAAAAGCTACGCGCTCGGCTTCCTTATCGTTTTTTCCTAACTTTAATTTAGCAAACTTTTTCAAACCATCGATATAATTTGATTTTTTTGCTCCGCTGCCCGGATTAAATGGAATCTTTTCAGGCGCTATTCCAAAGTTTTGTATCATACCGTAATCTAACATCAAAAATTCGAGCATAACGCTATTCATAGTCGCGTTAACTTTGTATTCTATGCTATCGTTTAACGCGCCTGTCATTTTATGGCCTTGCATAATAAAAGCCTTTTTAACGGCCATTACAATAACCTTACCGACTTCGTTACCTAATTGCTCAAATAGTTGTGTCATTCTTGTTCGTAATCGGTTGTTGGTGGTGGAATATCATCAAACGGTGCGGGTAACCCTGCAATATCGACTACATCGGTCGGGCAATCCCAGATATAGTAAAGAGTGAAACGCGTTTCTAATAAAACTAAACTATTATTGTGCGCGTCACTAAGGTAATCAATATCAATTGCTCCGGTAATGCCACATTGGTAATTAGGTGTCCGGCCTACGCGGTTAAATTCGCTCAGTACGTTAACGGCCAAATCTTCCAAATCACTTTGAACCTCGATAATAGAACGTTGGTTCGTTGTTGCGTCGTTATTGTAATATTGTAAATCTGAAAATATAAGGCTGCAATTTAAAGTGCCTTTGACTGATTTTTCCTTTATTTCGACCTGAGCAGTTGGATATAAAAACAAAACCGACGGATATAAAACCCCGACGGTATTTGTGCCTGTCCAATTATTTTGAATATTGATGTTAATATCTGAATAGTAACCGTAATGATAAAACCCAATCCTGCCGGCCGTCTGTGCGTTTATGCCCTGACATATCTGGTTAAATAGATTAGATATTTGAACTAATTTCATATAAATATTTTTTAATTATCAAACAAAAGTAATTATTTTTTTTTCTTTTTACTTTGTTCCTCAGAATATTTATTTTGATATTCAAATTCTGCCTCAACTGCGGACAAATAAACAAAAGCATCATAAAGCGGCGCGGCCTCTGCTGATTCCATTGGTGTCATGTCTGGCCTGTTAAATATACCACTTTCGGCCAAACGTTTTAAAGTAAGATACCAACCGTATTTAGATGTTAATTGCTCAATTCCCGCCTTAATTTCGATAAAGCTTGAGCGTTTATATAGGCTTGAAAACTTAGATGCAATAGTTCGTTGCGTTTCAACAAAAAAAAACCCACGCGCCAAACATCGTATAAGTTCCAATCCAAAAACATCTTTTCGCGCTTTAGTAATGAGCTATGATATTTTTCATCTTTCTTCCTACATAGAACGCAAAGTATTTTTGCCATTGCTACCCAATCGCCGCCGGATAAATCTTTCATGTTTTGTTGGAATTGTGCTGACTCTGCGTATTCAATAACCGTACTGTTTTCCATGTAACGCTCCGGTAAATACCAAAATTCGCCGTTAACCTCAATCACGTTGCTATATTCCGGCTCCGGAAGGTTGTTTAGTAACTTAGTGATGTATTGAAATAACCAAACTAATGATCCAACCTCCAAATCTTGCAAATCGCTTTCATTGTTACCAGACCAGTAACAGATGCAACGGATAAAATACGGATGCACCTGTTTGGAAATGGTCAGTTCGTCAATTTCTGAAATAGCGGTTTCGCGTTCCTCTTCCGTTTCGGCCTTGTCAATCTTTTTTAAGCATTCCGGCTTTGTTGGTTCGACAAATTGCAAAAAGTCGATATAACGTTTAAGGGTTATTTCTTTGAGTTCTGAAGGTATGTTTATTTCAATTCCTGATTCTGTACTAATTTTGAGCATCTTCGTCCGCTTTGTATTTGTTAGACTTTTTAAAACGCTTTGGTTTTGCTTCCTGTTCTGGTTCGTTTGCGAGTAGTTCCTCGCGGATTTCTTTTGCCTCCATCAAGGTAACTCGCTTTTCGGTTATGATTTCTGATATTGTTTTTTCTTCCGGCTTTAAAATTCCTCCGCCAGTGTTTTTTTGAGGTTGAAATCTGTTCCCAGAACCTTTGTTGTTTTGTAGGTATCTTTGAACCTGCTGAGATAGTGCGCGTAGTCCAAAGTCGGAAGGATATTTTGCGCTGAGTACGATAATTTCAGTTAGTGTTTTTAATTCTTCGTTTGTCATGATAAAATTATTTAGTTGTGAATGATAAAATGCCTTTTCCTTTGTTTGCTGCTAACATTCCGAGCGCGTAGTATCGGCACGCGTCCCAACAATGATTAAACGCGTCAATCGGTTTGTTTATTTTCGTTCCAGATCGTTCCTCCTTCCATTTGTAACTATTTGCTTCCTTAATCCAATTGTAAGAATTGCGCGTGAGGTTTATATCGCCATAGCTTCGTAAAATATCGATGGAATAGTTTATACTGTCTGCGCCTTTGTCCGCGCCTTTAATATTCCATCCGTAAAGTTTTAATTCTTGAATACTTTTCGGGTCTGCGCTATCAGCAAATATTAAATCATGTTTAGTGACGCCGGCCTCAATCAATAGTTTGTTTATATCTCGGTTTGTTAGTCCTGTTTGATAAATCAATTCTTCGCCATATAAAACGCCATCGGATAGGCCACATTTTACGAGTGTTGTTGGGTCATTCGTGAATCCAAAGTCCATACCGTAAGCAAGTTTATTAAGTTGTTCTGGCATCCTGTCCGTTGTTCGATAGTTAAAAACCAAGCCTTGTATTTTTCCGGTCTGTCCTAATCCATAAACGCGCCAGAGTTGAGTGTCAATCGTTTTTAGTCTTAATATACCATTTATAATATTTTCGCTTAAAAATGGATTGTGTTCAAAGTTGCTGATAAAATAGGCCACGTTTGGAAGTGGTATCACTTTTTCATGTACCCAAAATTCAGCGTTTGGATTGTAGTCTATAAATGTCCGGTAACTTGTACGCAGATCGAGTTCAGAAAAAACATTGTAATCAATACCATTAGCCTCGTTTACAAATAGAACGTGTCTTTTTCCATTCTTTGCATCCTGACTGCTTTCATAACTTGTGAACTCGATTATCGAACCGTTACGGAACGTGTAAATTTTATCGCTATTATTCCATTTTAGAATCTGACTTGAAATACTTAGATTTTCAGATACAATATTTTGAGCGTCTCTTATCGCACCGCGTTTTAAGTTTGGTATATCCTGACCTACAATAGTTATAACAAATTTAGGATTCTCGATTGCGATTGTAAACAAAACCTGCAGTATTGAATAAGTTTTCCCGGAGGAAGTTCCGCCCTGATTTACGATTGTAACCTTTTTTTTATTATCTAATTTTGGATAATATTTGTCCGGGTATTTATTCCACAAATAAAGGCAGGTTGTTTTCATTCCGGTTTGTATGGTAGTGTTTTTTCGCCTTGTAATACTTCCACTTTAAAATCTATTTTTTCGCCATCTGCGCCTGTTATTTCGGTACGTTGTGTTGGTTTGCCATAGCAGTACGACAAAAGCATATCAACGGCCTTTAAATCGCCTTTGAGCGCCTTGTTTACCACAACGGTCATTAAGCCGTCAACAAGTTGCTGATTGTTTTTCTGTTGTTTGAGTAAATCGGCGATAACGGTTTTAATTTCCCGCAGTTCGTCTTTCGGTCGACCGTTTTCGTTTCGCCTTTCGTCTTTGCCTTTTTTGAAAGGTTTAAGATTTTCTGGATTTGGCATTTTTCACAGATTTATCACAGTTTTTTGATTCAAGTTTTTGTTTGTCAAACGTTACAGAACAAATCGCAAATCTTTGCGCTTGATCTGGATATTCGTTGAGCATCACTTCATCACTCATGCAACGTTCTAAAAAATCCTTTGAAGATTCTGTCGGTGTTGGTGTTGGTATCGGCATAATTAAAAAGGGAATCCCTCCTCAGATTGTACTTCGGTCACTAACATTGATTTCGCGGCTTGTATCTTAGTGCCTATGACACTATAAGCCTCCAAAGTGATATAATAGTTGCCGTTATATTCGCGGCCTTTGATGTTAAATTTTACTTCCACTTCCTCGCCGGTTTTGTATCCCTCGATTAGGTTACAGTTATCTTTAAAGAGTTCAAATTTGATTGACTGCGGGTATTTTGATTCTGATTCAGTCAGTACGAACTCGCGTTTTTTGAAAGACTTAGTTTCGAAGATTTGAGTATCCTTAACCTCTTTGATTGTGCCTTTAAATTTGTACATTATTTATTGAGTTTTAAATTTTTCTTAAATACTTTCCAGTCTACAAAATGATGGTATCTATTAAATCGAATTACGGTTTTTGCATATTGTGGCCATACAGCTTCTAACATTTTTGCTTTTAACAATTTTTTTTTAGGGTCATTGCCTTTGTAAAGTTCATCTTGATTGCCACCTTTCATTTTTTGACCAGTATCTACTTTTTTAGCTAAATAATATATACAACTTGCAGTTGTACCTTTATTATGTAAAACTTGTAAACACAAATCTACATCTTCATTATATTTTAATCTCCAACGATAAGATAAATCATTTTTTATTAACATAGCTGAATAAACATGACAATTAAACTTAAATGGTTTTTTAGGTACTTTACAAGAAAATTCTGGTCTTTCAAATCCTAAAATATCTATGTTAGTCTTTTCTGAAAATAATTCTACATATTTTATAGCATCTGGTATATTTTCAATTCTAACCCTTTTTTGATTTATCCATTTTTTAAACATCAAAAAATTATCATCAAATAACCAATGATATTTATAACCTTTAGACTTGGCATGTTCCCAACAATAATTTCTAGCAGGATAACTACCTAAACCTAAATTTGAAAATGGTAATTTTAAAACTTTATCTATTCCTAATTTATTAACATACAAGTCATATTCTTGTGGTTCAACTGCAATTAAATAATCAATATTGCATTTTTCAAATAATTTTGCAGTCAATGGTTTTTCATATCTGCCTTTACTTATAATATATATAGGATATTTATATACCATAATTCGTAGCTAAATTTACCTGTAATATTATGTTATCATCATTGCCTTTCTTTTTATATTCTAATTCTGGAACATTTTTATCAATCCAGTCTTTTGCTTCAATCATTCCATCAAATATTACTACTAATCTAACTAAACCTTTACTTTCGCCTATTGGGTCAAATTCTTCTGTAAAATCGAGTTCATTTTCTGTCATTTGATTTATTTCAAGTGTATTGACAAAATTAGGTACTTCCATTCCCCATTCTTCCAGTTCTAAAGAATCCCACTCGTTAGATAAACTTTCCCAATCGTCGCTGCCAAAACTAATATTGTCTTTGATGACAATGGCTCGTATCTGTTCGCTGGTCAGGTCTGTCAATACTTTGCATGGCAGTTCCTTATATCCTAATTCCTTTGCTGCCCTTAGTCTCATGTTGCCACCTATGACAATAAACTGATTTTCGTATTGGTAGACTAATAGTTCGCGCGCTGATAACATTTCTGGGTTATCTTGCAAACTTTTGACTAACTTTTCAAACCTTGTATCTTTAATAAAACGAGGGTTTTTTGGTACGTCTGGAATCTGCCCATCATTATTTTTTAGCTTTGATATTTGAATCAGTTGCGATTGTAGTAATTCAAAATTCATTTTGTGATTAAAATTATTGATGTTGTTAATAATCCGGTGAGTGCTGAAATTCCGATCATCTGCCAGACCTTTTTTTGTGTTTTCTCTTTTTTGAGTTCTATGTTTAGATATCGCATTGTTATTTCGGAATTGTCGAACTGTTTTCTAAGTACAATATTTTCGGAAGTGATCAGCCTTGCATCGTCTTTGAGCAGTTTAATGAGTGTATCCTGTTGCAGAATCATGACCTTCGACCTTTGTAATAAATTCAAACATTCCGGTAATTCTGACTGCGCCATTGTTCGAAAACAGAACAAAATTAAGATAAAAATTAAACTACCTTTTGCCATGATTTTTTAGGAAGTTGTCTATGTCGATTATTAGGTTTTCCTGTTCGAGGTTTATTCTGTATTCCAGACTATCAATTGATTTTTTCAGTCGTTCCCGTTCCAACTTAATGGCTTGAATTTCGTTTTCGAGTTGTTCTCGATGGTGTTTGAAGATCTGATGAACGGCTGATGTCTGGTAGCGGACAATATAAATTATCGCAAAGGTAAAGAGTATCAATCCGGCCGCGACTATCATTAAAGTTGTTTGTTTCATGTAACTATTTTAAACAAATATAGTGAGGTTAATTGACATTTTCAAGTAAATTGATTACATTTGTTGTATCATAAAATTTGTTGTTATATATTTTAATTTGTTAGCCTTTCCTGAGCAATTAGGAAGGGTTTTTTTTGTGTATAAAAAAAAGAGGTCAGTATCTTTTTTACCAACCTCTTTGAATGCCAATTACTAAACCTGTAAACAGTACAAATATAATTATTAGAATCTTAAATTTACTTTATTTCTATTTTTATAATTATAAATATCTTCAATAAGAGTTTTGTATTGTTCACGATTTGCACAATCAACCAATGCAGTCGGTTGAAGTCTTAGCTTGTGCATAAATTCATTAAAATCAAAATTTTGGTTTTTAAATAAAGAAATCATTGTATGAACAAAAACTGAACGGTTATAATTAAAATAATAAGTTTTTATCATTCTTATTTTATTTGCCCATTCATTAGCAATATTCATATCTCCGCAATTCCATGTTCCTTCTTCAAAAACTTCTATTTGTTTATTATTTTTTTTATTAATTTTTTGAGCTAACATTTTATGACCATCACCAACTGTATTTTGAGAAAATGAAATACAATCATAAAATGAATAATCATCATGTTTATTTGAAAATTCTCTTAATTTAATATAAGGATCAATACCCATGTTTGCATAACCTTCCATAAAATCTTTTTTTGACCAGTTTTTCTGATTAAGATTCAAGGTGTGAACTTCCGAAAGTGTATATCCATTTAGAATAATAAAATAAACGAATGAATTAGCTTCTTTTGCTGCCAACAATCGATGTTGACCATCAATTACCTCCATTTTTTCATTTACTAAAATAGGATTACATTTCATTCCATAATTTAAAATTGAATCTGTCAATCTTTTCACGTGTTGTAAATTTGGGATTCTATTCCCTCCAATTTGTTTAAAGATTGATAAATCAGATGTTTTGTAAACATTGTTTACGTTTTCAGCATTTTGAACTTGGTAAATTACCATTGGTTCTGTTTGTACATAATTCATAATTAAAATGGGTTTTATAACTCCGCCCAGAAGTATAGTTAAAGTTTGTTTATTTTTCAGATAGCGCCCTATTTACTGCGGCAAAAGTTAGTTTGTTAACCTCGCCTAAAAACCAATCTACTTGGCCCGGAGGTAATAAACTCATTGTTGCCATGAGTTCAGTCATTAAAACTACGTTATCAAAGTTATACTGTTTTAGTTCATCAAACTTTTCTTTTGTTGTCCGGCGTTCCAGACCTTTGAGAAAATTGAGCATATAATTTCTAAGGTTTTTAAAATTTACTTTGTCGTTGCCTTTCATCTTATCTGGCTCCATCTCTGTAATGGCGTAACAGGCAGCATTTAGACAGGTAATGAGTAGATAAAAATCGGCCGCGCCTTTGTTGTCAATCATTTGATTTGTAGGTTTGATTTTGTTACTAATAAAGCGCCGGAAATATTTTCGCCTGATTCAATCGCTTTTTTTATTGCGGTTTTGTCCGCGCTTATTTCGATTTTCTCTTTCAAATATTCTTTTGGCAGTTGGTTACAATCTGTAACCTCCACGATTTTTGAAATACGGTTACTTATTTTGTGAAGTCCTGTTTCAAAGTTCCCGAAAGTATCGACTGCCATTGAAAGATAATTTTTAATCCGGTCAATTTCGTTTTCGGTACGTTTTTTCATCTCTTTGAGCCTGTCAATCTCCGCGTCAATATTTGATATAAGATTTTCTTTATTCCTGATAACGTAAATATAGGCTTTAGCCTTGTTATTTAGTTCGTCCCGACTATTTATATAGGCTTCATGTAAATCATCCGTTATTTCGCCGTTATTTTGCTCAATAAGGCTTATAATATTTTGGTATTCGTTACCAATCTCAAAAATTGTTGTGTTTGTCATAATCCATTTGTTGTTTAAGTCTTAAAAATAAAAAATCATCAAGTTCCTTTTCTGTCATTTCCAGAAGTTCGGCTAGTTCCTCCGGCTCATATTCTGTCTCTTTAATTACTAAAGATATTATATCAAATTGTTCATCCAGTCCGGGCTCTTCCAGTGTTGCGGAATACCCTTCGTGGTGTTCTGCCACTACTTGTATTGAGTAGTTACGAAATCTTATTGTTGTTTCAATCATGGTTCAATTATTAAAGAGTTAAAAAATACCGGTTTTGAGGATCCGGAAACCTTATAT